GACGGGTTCACCTGGACGAAGGCCGAAAACCACTTGCCCCAGGCCCAGGACGCGATCCTGGACGTGTGCCGGGACGTGGTGACGAAGGCCGTGCTGGACATCCAGGGCGATGCCGTGGGCATGGCCCCCGTGTCCAGGTCCGGGGGCCTGCTGAAAACGTCCATCCAGCCGATCCTGCCGGACGCCTGGGGCCAGGACATCGCGGGCGGCCTGGGGTCGAACGTCGAATACGCCGCCTACGTCGAACTGGGCACCGGGGCCGCGGGGGCCGCGAGCGGCTACCCCTACCCCCGGACGGCCAGGTACACGATGTCCTGGCGCGGGATGCGGGCCAGGGCGTTCATGGCGAACGCCGCGAAGCGGGTGGAACCTGGGTTCGTCGGGGTGATGTCCCGCCTGGGCACCAGGCTGCCCAGGAAGGTGTGACCGATGCCCCTGGTGATCGCCCCGAACCCCCTGGACGAAGCCCTGGTGGACCTGCTGGAAGCCGACGTGACCGACCCCCTGGCGGACCCGCCGGACGGCCTGGCCGGGGCCAGGTTCATGGACCTGTGCCCTGGTGGCGCGAACCACCTGGTGGCCCCCGAAGGGGTGGCCCAGCCGTACATGGTGTTCGGCCTGACCCAGCCCACCAGGGACACCTACACCATGACCGGCCTGGCCTTCCAGGACTGCCTGTACGGGTTCGACGTGATCCAGGAAGGGCACAGCGCCGAACAGGCCCAGTCCGCCGCCAGGCGGCTGTGGGCGCTGCTGCAGGACGCCGACGGCACCCTGACCCCCACGGGCTGGGCCGTGATGCACTGTCGGCGGACGGGCTACCAGGAACGCCTGGAACGCGCCGATGGCGGGGTGCTGTACCAGCACGTCCAGTCCCTGTTCGCCATCACCATCCGCCCCGTACCGGGAGACTGACCCATGCCGAAGTCGAAGGAAGCGCCGCCCCTGGTGGCGACCACGGGCCTGGACTACCTGGCGACCACCGGGCGGTTCCGCCGGGTGGAGCCTGGCGACCTGGTGGACCAGGCCGACGTGGACCCGAAGGCCCTACGATGGATGCGGGATGCGGGGTTCCTGGCCCCGTCCCCGTCGGACGACAACCAGGACGAAGGGACGGAGGACTGACCCGTGGCGTTCGTACATGGCAAGTCCACCCGCGTCCTGCTGAACGGCTACGACCTGTCCGGCATCCTGCACACGGCGGGCGCGTCCATCAGCGTGGACACGGCGGACGCCACCGTGTTCACCAGCCCCGCGAAGGAATACCAGCCTGGCCTGCCGGACGGCACCATGTCGTTCGAAGGCTACCTGGACTTCGACCCCGACGGCAGCGGCCCCCTGATCAGCCTGGAACAGCGGGTGGCGTCGTGGCTGGGGTCGAAGGGCGTGGCCGTGACCTACCCCGGCGGGGTGGATGCGGTCGGCTCGCCTGGGCGGGCCTGCCAGTTCTACCAGTCCACCCACGACCTGGAAAGCGCCATCGAAGGCAAGGCCGCCGTGTCCATCGAACTGCAGGCCACCGGGGGCGTGTCCCCCGTCGTGTCCCTGCAGCCCCTGGTCGCCAGGACGACCACCGCGAACGGGTCGAACCATGACAGCGGGATCGCGGGCGGCACGGCCTTCGGCGGGGTCGCCTACCTGGAAGTGACCGCCGGTTCCCTGGCAGGCACCAGCATCGTGGTGAAGGTCCAGGGCAGCGCCGACGGGTCCACCGGCTGGGCCGACCTGGCGACGTTCGCCAGCGTCCCAGGGGCGGCCACGTTCGTCCCGAACGCCCAGGCCGTGTCCTGGGCGGCAGGGGCCGCCGGAAGCACCCCCAGGTACCTGCGGGCGGCCTGGACTGTGGCGGGCACCAGCCCGTCGTTCACCTTCACGGTGGCGGCCTTCCGCCGCCTGGTAGCAGCGTAGTCACGGAGGGCCACACGACATGGCGTTCGTTCATGGCAAGGATGCCGACCTGGAAATCCAGAACGCAGGGGGCACCTACGCCCTGCTGTCGTCCTACATCGCCACCGCCGGGCTGTCCCGGTCCATTGACACCGCGGACGTGACGAACCTGGCGTCCGGGGCGAAGGAATACATCCCCGGCCTGGCCGACGGCACCCTGTCCGTGGACGGGTACTTCGACAGCGCCGCCGACACGATCCTGACCGCCATCCAGGGCATGACCCGCGGGTTCTACTACTACCCCGAAGGCAAGGTGTCCGGGAAGCCCCGCAAGTCGGGGAACTGCATCCTGACCACCCTGGACGTGGAAGCCGGGGTGGACGGGGCGGTGTCCCTGTCCGCGGAGTTCCAGGTCACCGGGGCGATCACCGACGGCACGCACCCGTAGCACCCCGCCAGGGGCGCTAGGACGGCCTACAACGGGCACGGAGGCACGAAGTGGTATCGGAAGTCACCCAGGGCGGCTACCTGTCGCCTGAAGCGATCCTGGCGGCCCAGGACATCCCGGAAACGGACGTGGCGACCCCGGAGTGGGGCGGCCAGGTCCGGGTCCGGGGCCTGACGATGGGCGAAGTCCTGGCGATCAGGAAGGCCGTGGGGTCGGACGAACGCCTGGTGGTGGTCCACACGCTCGCCACAGCGTTCGTCCACCCGACCCTGACGGTGGACCAGGCCGAAGCCCTGATGGGCAAGTCCGGGTCCGTGTGCCAGCGGGTCCTGGTGGCCGTCAACGCCATGAACCAGGTGGGCGACCAGGGACCGGCGGTGGGTGCCGCCCAGGCCGGGTTTCCTGGCGCACCCGGAACGTCGCCTGATGCTGACCCTGGCGCGGGCGCTGGGGCGGACGAAGGCTGAACTGCTGTACGGGTCGGGGGCCTTCCGCCCCCTGACCCACGCCGAATGGGTGGACTGGATGGCCCTGTACGACCTGGAAGCGAAGGAACTGGAAGCGGCCCAGCGGAAGGCGTCGAAGCCCCGCCGCAAGTCCGCGTCCGGGTCCCCCGCCCCCAGGACCCTGGAACGGGCCAGGACGGAGGGTGACGACTGATGCCTGGCGGCACTGAAGCCTTCCGCCTGTACGGCACGGTGGGGGTGGACCCGAAGCCTGCGATGCAGGGCCTGGACCAGTTGTCGGGCCACGTCCAGAAATCGGGCGGGATCATCCAGAACGCGATGGGCACCGCCCTGGGGTTCATGGGCGGCACCGCCATGACCAGCATCATCAGCAACGGGGTGGGGTTCCTGAAGGGCGCGGCTATCGACTACAACGCCAGCATGGAACAGGCCAGCATCGGGTTCACCACCCTGCTGGGGTCCGCCGAAAAGGCCCAGTCGTTCATCGGGGACCTGCAGGCGTTCGCCGCGAAAACCCCGTTTGACTTCCCTGGGCTGCAGTCCGCCGCGAACCAGATGCTGGCGATGGGGTTTTCGTCCGACGAAATCATCCCGAAGTTGACGGCGGTGGGCGATGCCGTGGCCGCCCTGGGCGGCACCCCCGAAATGGTCGGGCGGGCGACCTTCGCCCTGGGGCAGATGAAAGCCGCCGGGCGAGTCACGGCCCAGGACATGATGCAGTTGACCAGCATGGGCATCCCCGCCTGGCAACTGCTGGCGGACAGCATCGGGAAGTCCGTCCCCGAAACGAAGGCCCTGGCGGAAAAGGGCCTGATCCCCGCCGAACAGGCCATCGAAGCGATCACGTCCGGGATCGAAAAGGGCAACATGGGCGGGATGATGGCCCAGCAGTCAAAGACGTTCGTGGGGGCCATGTCGAACATCACGGACACCGTGAACCAGGCCGCCGGGAAGGCCCTGCAGCCGTTTTTCGAAATGGTCAGCACGGGTGCCCAGGCCCTGGCCGAATGGATGGGCAGCGCCGAAGGGGCCGCGTTTTTCCAGGGGATCAGCGATGCCGTCGGCGGCCTGATCGGCGGCCTGAAGGTCCTGGTGGGCTGGGTGGCCGACATCGTGCGCGGGTTCGGGGCGCTGCTGAAGGCCGGGTCCCCCGTCCAGGACACCCTGGGGGGCATCCTGGACACCCTGCAGCCCCTGATCGCCGCCGTCCAGGGCGTGGTCACCGCCGTCGTGGACGTGGTGGACGCCTTCGCGTCGTTCGGCCTGGGGTCCGACCAGGTGAACACCGCCCTGGCGAACCTGGGCACCAGCATCATGGGGTACATCACCACCTGGATCGAAACGGTGCCAGCCCTGCTGGTCGAACTGGCGGGCCAGTTCGTCGCCTGGATCGAACCGATGATCCCCCAGGTGCTGACCGGCCTGGGGAACCTGCTGCTGGCCCTGGGCACCTGGGTGATGGAACAGGTGCCGGTCCTGGCGGGGCAGATGGTCACCTGGGCCGGGGCGTTCGTGGACTGGATCGGCCCGATGATCCCGGTGTTCCTGGACAAGTTGTTGACGTTCGTGGAGTCGGGCGTCAACTGGCTGGTGTCCACCGGCATCCCGTCGTTCGTGAAGGGCCTGGCGAAAATGGCCCAGGAACTGGTCGCCTGGGTCGGCCCGCAAATCCCCGTCCTGCTGGGGAAACTGGGCGGCCTGATCGTCCAGGTGGTGGGCTGGATCGTCACCCAGGGCATCCCCCGCCTGCTGGGGGCCGCCCTGAAACTGGGCGGGGCGCTGGTGAAGGGGGTTATTGACCTGCTGATGGGGTCCGGGGGCCAGCCTGGCCTGGTGGCGTCGTTCGGCACGTTCGTGACCGGCACCCTGGTCCCCGGCATCCTGAAGTTCGGGGCGAACCTGCTGCAGTCCGCCATCACCCTGGGCGGGCGGATCGTGAAGGGCGTGGTGGACGGCCTGGCGAGCCTGCCAGGGAAAATCTGGAACGCCGTCACCCAGGCGTTCCGGTCCCTGAAAATCGACATCGGCCCGTTCCACATCACGGCGAACGGGATCACGGTGGACCTGCCGAAGTTCGCCACCGGGTCCTGGTCCGTGCCGAACACCGGCCCGGCCATCGTCCACCAGGGCGAAATGATCATCCCCGCCGACGTGGCGAACCGCCTGCGGAAGTTCGGCGGCCAGGTGGGCGGGGGGAGCGCCGCGCCCATGCTCGCCCAGGCTGGGGGCGGGGGCGGGGGCGGCACCACGATCATCGTGGAAATCGGGACGTTCTACGGGTCCCAGGCGAACATTGACGCCCTGTCCCGGTCCCTGGCCGAACGCGCCAGGTACGGGAAGGTGGGCTGACCGTGGCCCTGCAGGTCGTATCCGCCGCCCTGGGCGACATCACGTCCGGGGTCAGCACGGACCTGAAAATCACGAACCAGGCGTCCAGGCACACCGCCGTCCTGGACTTCACCTACCGGCACGCCACGAACGTGATCCCCCCGGAAGATGGCATCCAGGTGTACGACGGGGCCACCAGGGTGTTCCGGGGCAAGGTGCGGAACCGGAAGCGGTCGGACACCGGGCCTGGCCCCCAGCGCCGCAAGGTGTTCGTGGTGACCTGCCAGGACGCCACCACGTACCTGGCGGACGACGTGGTGGACGGCACCCTGGTCCTGGCGTCGGGCCAGTCCGACCAGGCGATGATCCAGTACCTGGTGACCACCTACGGCACGAAGGGCCTGACCGCCCCCAGCGCCCAGTGCCAGGTGGTCGAAGCGTCCATGCCGGAACTGGACGTGTCGGCCCTGTCCCTGTACGAAGCCCTGCTGGCGATCACCGCCGTGTCCGGGGCCAGGTTCTACGTGGACGACGAACTGCGGGTCCACAACTTCACCACGGAGTCGAACGCCGCCCCCGTCGCCCTGGTGGA